CAGTTAATCTTGTTGTTTGAGACGTTCTTCTTCTTATCTCAATCGCTACATCTTGTGCAGGTGCAGAATTGAATGTAAGAGTAGTTCCTGCCGCATTTAGTGTAAATGCTGTTGTAGCCACCCCTGCTAGGGTAACTGTAAGGTCTCCTGTAGCTCTATAGCTAAAAGGAATAGCGTAAGCTGTTGTACTGTTGTTTCCTGTATAACGTACAAAACTATTAGCCATCTATGATTTTTCCTTATTTTTTGAATTTGTTTTACTAAAAGTGCAGGTTTACTGAAGCAGTGTATTTAATGATGAATTTCTATTCTTAATAGCCTCATTAACTTTAAGAAATTTAAACTCATTACGTTCATTAATCGTTCTTTGAATAATTGGATATTCTTTCATCATCTGTATTTTAGCCATTCTTTCGGCTCTTCTAACTATAGATATGATATACTTCTGTCTCATATCCTCACCTAAAACTTGACCATCTGGTCTAAAATAGATTGCACTTTTCTTATCCATTATAAGTGCTTCTATATAGCCTTTAAGATTGTATTTTTTTCCTTTGTGTGAAAATGTCTGATTACCTGTAAGCTCTCTCCATCTATCGTAAGCTGTTTGTTTAGTCTTATCATTAACAATTCTTCTTAAATCAATTTTAGATTTTCTATCTATTGGAGATGGTTTTGTAAATTTAAACTCTCTTTCTTTAAAGAAATTGCCTATTTCAGGGTTTGACCATTGTGTCATAGCAAAAGGAGAAGACCATAAGCCACTCTCTTTTCCTAAACCAAATAACCAACCATTTTGTCTGTTAACTGGTTCACCAAACATATTTCTTTGAGGCATAATACTATCTTTATCTGCTATCCATTCAAATGGGTCTAGCTGTAACATTCTATCACTTAATGTCCAAAGTTCTTGTTGAACCTCACTATCTACTCTACTCATATATCTTAAACCACCTGATAGTGGGAATACTTTATAAAATGCTCTTGATAATATTGAAGTACCTATTCTATCTGGTGCTTTACTTTTCATAGCTTCGTCTCCTAATAAAAATCCTGCTGTTTCAATAATACCTTTCATGTAAAATTTAGAAGTTAAATTATGAGTTAATGAAGCCAATACTCCCATAGCTAACTCTTCCATACCATTTTGTGCTTCTGAAGGTAAATCTTCATTAGTTTTTAAGAAACTATTTATTGTTTCCATCATGTCAGCCATAATAAAGAATGGCATCATAATAGGGTCTAATCTGTTTAATTTAATATATCTACCATCATCTGTAATATAAGAATAAGGTTGCCAACCTGTTGTTGCTGTTCTTTCTTTATTCTCTCTCCAATCTCTTGAACCACCACCAGTAATCTTTCCTGCTAACACTACATTGTAAGCGGCAAACCATAACATCATTCCACCTTGCATTCTTGCATTAGCTTCTGCCGCCGCTTCTGGGTTTAGATATTTACCATCTGCACCTTTCATTAAAGCGTGTCTTGTAGAAACTACTAATCTTCTAGCCAAAGGTATTTGTTCAAAATTCCATTTAATTAAGTTTGAAGGTGTGTTGATAAAGTGTAAACCTAAAGCTCTTGACCATTTGTTTCTTGAAGTCCATGACAGAACAGCCGCAGTAACGCCGCCTTCTTGTTTTCCTGTTGCAGGATTTGTAGACATAGAAGATTGTGTATAAGTAGCTTCTCTAGCATATTGTAATGGGTCGTTTACTTCTAATTTGTTTACGTCTTGTATCGCTGTAGAATTACTTGTTATTGTAGATTTGGCAACATTGTTGTTATCCATGTATGCCATCTCAATTTCTTTAAATCTTTTTTTGTATTCTTCTTTAGCTTTTTTATCTTTAAAATAACCTGACCATAAAGAAGCATTGTTTTCTTTTCTTAATTGAGAATGTATTTGTGATGTTCTTCTTGCTCTAAAAGATACAGTTTTAAGAAATTCATCACCTGCTGAAAGAAATCTCATAGGCAATGTTACTGCAAACGAAGTAGGTTTAACTAAACCATTATGAATTATACCACCTACTTTACCTAAAGGTCTTGTTAATAAAGCACTTGTTGCATTAATCCATGATTGAAGTTGTCCTTGTCTCATAGAGTTGTCATACTTCATGGCTTTACTATCAAGTAATCCTCTTCCAAAATAAAAACTTTTACCAAACTGTTTTAGTGCATGTCCTAGATAAACGTATTGATGAATGTAAGTATCAAACGCTTCTATAGCTAATTCTTTACCTCTTCTGCTATCACTTAAAGCTAAATTACCTGCTCTTAATAACATAACAAAAGGTTTCCACTGTGTCTGTGCTAAACCTGACACTATGTTAAGTATGTGTGTATCTGGTGAAGATAGTAAGTTGTTGTTAATATATTCGGCTGTTAATTCCCAATTATCAACTTTTTTAGCATGTTGTAATGCAAGTATAACTTGGTTATGGTCATCTAGTTTTCCTAGTGCTAATTTATATTCTCTTGAACTTTTTGTTTTTAATTTCTGCATTGCAGGGTCTTCAGGATTAACAACTAATTCTGCCGCCCTTCTAGCATCTTTATCAACTCTTTGTATTTGTGTTGCTCTAGCTTTGCCTGTACTAATTTTCTTATAATCTATTAGAGTATCTTGAATAACCCCATCTAATAAATCCATTCTGTCTTCTATTAGTTTTGCTTCATTTAATTTACCTTCATTTATTGCTCTATGTAATTCATTACCTAATTTAATTTGGTCATCTCCTTGTTTAGCAATCCAATCTCCAAATATTGCAAGTCTAACAAAATCTTCTTTTTGACCTTCACCTGCTTTTTTAGCCCATAATAAAATTTGTTCTATAGGTTCATCAAAAACTTGTGATAATTCTATTGCTTTTTTATTACTAAAAGTTTTTATTTCATAATCTAATTTACCAGTATTTAGTGCATCATCTATTGCACTTCTTAAATATACTTGTACTGCTCTAGGTTCGTATTTAGTAAAATTAATAGGTTCTTTTAAAGATTTTTTACCATCATTTATTCTATGAAGGTTTTTTAATTTTTCATCTAAAGTCTTACCAGTAATTTTACTTTTTGTTTCTATTGCATCTATTTCATCTTTAGTAAGATTTTTATAATATGATTTTTTATCTTTAGAAGTAGTTAAATCACTGAACAATCTTGAACCAGTTATTTCACTTCTTCCATAAGTGTGTAAATCTTGTAAGTTTTTAATTGATTTCTTTTTTAATCCTCTGTTAGTTAGTTTGAAACCTATACCAGAGAATACTCCACCAAAGACAGTACCAAATGTACCACCTACAGCAGAAGCTATAGCTGTTTGTTTTAAATCTCTTTCTTTTATTAAACCAGATTTTATATAAGTTGATTGTAAAATACTGTCTTGCAGAGTTGCATGACCTGCACCTATCAGTCCTTCATAGATAGCACCTTTTTTAATAGCCGCACCCATAGCTTTCTTTTGAGCTTCTTTAGCCGCCATTTTAATTGTTTGTTCACTAATCTCTTTAGCAATCTTACCTTTTAGTGCTTCTTTAAGTGCAATTTTATAACCTTGTTTTGCCGCTTGACCACCAACACCAAATCCAATTAAGTTTATTGGGTCAGCTATCATAGCACCACCATTATCTATTAACCACGCACCAAAGTTTCTATTTGGGTCATTCCAAAATGAAGGAAGGTCTTGATATAATTTAGTAATATAATTAAAATCTTTAAGAGTTTCAGGGTCAGCTTTCATTGCATCATTTAAGTCAAAACCCATAGCAACACTGTTGTTAGTTCTCCAAGACCTATCATTATAGAATTTTTCCATAATGTCTGCATGTGAATAACTCAAATAGCTACTATCATTGTGTCGTTTTGCATAATATCTTCTTGTGATTTTAGCAAAATTTTCTGATTGTATTTCTTCTAAAGCATTCTCTCCTCTTTTTGCTCTATTATATTCTAAATCAGCGTTGTTTATTTTTATTGTAGAAGTATTGTCTGAAAGTAAATCATTAGCCATTAATTATTTCCTACTAATAAAGTTTTTATAGTTTGTGCCACCAGTTCAGGCGGTATTCCTAATTGTTCTGATAAAGTTATTTTTAATAAATCAGCTTCTTGTTGGTTCATTGAATTTATAAACTCTGTTGTAAAAGTTCCTTCAGGGAATACACTTGTAATAGCATCTTCTATTGCTTTGTTTCTAGCCGCATTGTATGGTTCTTTCTTTGGCTGATTAAATGGCATAAAATCTTTGAATGTACTATCTTCTCCAAAAGGTACAGGAATGTTAAATTCTGAATTTTGAATAGTATTGATAAGTTCACTTGCAATATTTGCTGTATCTAATCTTTCTCTAGTGTCTTTAAGTTCTTGTTCATTAATTTCTTTTTGGTCAATAGATACTAGACCTTCTGGCATTGCAGTTGCTTCTTGTTGGTAATTAAATTTAACCCATTTATATAAGTCTTCCATAAATTTTCTTCTATCTTCAGGCTTTGGAGATGCACCATTATTTTCTGCTTTAAAATCTGCTTCAAAATCTAATATTTCATTTTTTATATAACTATTAAGCTCTGGCATAGCTTCAGCCGAAAGCGTACCAGTAGGGTCTTGTGCGTCTAAAAATTTCTCTACATAATTTGTTGCAGTTGTCATACCTGAAGTATATGTTTTATCAGAAAAGTATATTGGGTTATCCCCTTTGTCTTTATTTTCAGACCATGTAGTCCATCTGTTTTCTGCTTTTTCTAAAAATGCTGAAGGAATACCCTCATCATTCATAGCTTTAATTAGTTCAGCATAAGTTTCATACTTACCTTCAGCTACAGACATTAGAAATTCATTAGTCTTATCAGCATCATTTACTATTGTTCTGCTACTGTTAAAGAAAGTTACAAATTCATCTAATAATTTAGGGTCGCCAAATTCTTTTAATTTCTCTTTTATTTCATTAAGCTGTGTTAATGTTTTTGCTGAACCATCTTCATTAGGTGCAAAGGCTTCTTTGTAAATTGATTTTACAGTATCATCTTTGTGTTTAGCTTCTTTTCTAATTCGGTCTGCTTCAATAGCTTCTTTTTTAACTATTAATGATAATTTAATATCATCAATATCACCTGTTTTTCTATCACTTAAAGAACCTAATTTTTTACCATCTTTACTTAAACCCATATCAAGATTTAAAATTGCTTCAGCTCTTTCTATTTCTTCAATAGTAGTTGCAGTTTTAATTAAACCTTTAACATCAGCTTTAATAACTTCTATTAAATCAGAGTTAGTATAAAAAGCATTAGATTTAGAAGAACCACCAGTATCAGGTACGTTTGATACATTTAGGTTTTTCCACGTTTCAATATATTTATCTAAAGACGTATTTGATAAAATAGTTCTACCTTCTCGCAATTTATTTTCTTGTGCAAGTGCTGACCTAGCGTTTGCATCTTCTTCTGCTAATATTTTTTTAAATCCATTAAATGTAGAACTGAAACCTGCAATTTGAGATTTATCCATACTTTCAAAATCAGGAAGATACTCTTTAATAAATAATTCTAATGATTGTGCAGGGTCTTCAATATCATAATTACCAATGTTTTCTTTTATTTTATTAAAAGTTTCATTTGCTTGTACTTTACCTGTATGAAATTTTGTAGTAGCATCAATGTATTTACCAGTTAAATCTGGGTGTTTGTTTGCTAATATCTCTGCTTGTATATCTTCAACTTTTTTACCAGAAGCATATAGTTTTTGAATTTTATCTATGGCTTCGCCTTTTTCTCTATCAATTCTTTTATCTTCAGCGTTTTTAATTAAGTAACCTGCGTTATCTAATGATTTTGCTAAACCATCTGATTGAGTATTTGTGTAAATTCTACCTGCACTACCTAAACCATAGTATTTGCCAGTTGCTTGTTTTTTATATTTTGCCATTTAATTTGTTTTCTTTGCTTTTTTATTAGTTTGATTATTTTGATATGCGTCATAAGATACTGCACCAATCTCT